TTAATACAAGACCAACATCATCTCTGATGTCTACTTTCTTACCGCTCATGGTATGAGGAATCTCATAATCCTCAGCAGGAAGATTGTTTCTGTTGGCGCCAGTATGAATAGCTGGGCTATTCTTTTTCGTTGCAGGTATTTCTTTAGCCATTATCTACCCCTTGATGAACCAGTTTGGTTGGCCACTTTAGCCAAATTGCGTCCATACTCTTTCATCTGCTCATTGGTCTTTCCACCTTTGGCAAAATGTTTTGTGTGGTGCATTTTCTTTTCGTGATGTTTAACTTCTTTTTTAGCTTCAACATCAGCAATTTTTTTAACTTGTTTCTTGTCCATTCTTAACTCCCTGTAATAGTTACCGTTCCAACTTGTGTTGTCGCTACCAAATAATTGGGAGTTAATCCAACATCACTGTTCGATGTACCACCAACTGGATTCCATCCCCACTGGATATCTCTTGATCCACCAGCCTGATAACCCAACGCATCCAAACCAGAAGTGTCATAAGTCGTATCTGGCCTTGGTTGCCTAACCGCCTGCGGATCATCAACTGGATACATACCCAATTGAAGCTGCGGCTGATCTGGATCCCAGCACTCAGGACAAACTTTCAGTTGATATAGTTTAGTCTTTATGACCTCAAACTTCAACTCTTTTAGCTTGTACCTGAAGCCACATCGATCACACTGGGCAATCGAATATTTTCCAGAAGCAAACCTATTACCCATTACGGACTACCTGACCCAATGAATTGCTGACGTGGAACAAATCTGATAGCAGCTTTCTCTCGGTCTTCACCAGCCGCAATATCAAATTGCTCATCGTAATACTGTTTCAACATTTGGATCCTGGGCATCAACTCAGGAACCTTCATGGCAATATGGTACGCCAAACCTGCTGCAACAGCCGGCAGGAAGCGAAAATTCATGTCTTGGGTACTTACCCCTGAACCAGCGTCTTGGACACGTCTGAGGCGCCAATAAACGAATGTATAGGTGGTAGATGAATCTGGTGTTGGCCACACTGTTACAGCTGGCAATTGAGCCACATAGATAGCCGCAGTTGCTGCATGGCTGGCTGCAGTGGTGTTGTTCTGTCCACGACTGCAGTTGGATAAAACATTACCAGAAATGTACTGGTAATAAATGGTTTCGCTATCAATCGTTACATAACCTTGAGCAGCTAAGTTAACGGCTGATGAAATTGTGATGGAAGTATCGGTAGCACCTATGCTAGAAGATAGCGTGACTGCCGTACCGGTCTGATCATACAAAGGGTTTGTCTCACCCGAAAGTCTCTGTACCCATACTTGGATCGGCCTTGCTTGAGTTAGCTTATTTGGAATAGTGGCATAGGTAGAAACACTAATACGAGTAATGGTCAGGTCAGCCTGATTACTGGTTTGGTTAGCATTTGTACGAATCACATGATCCAGCAAATCAATCGTGTCCATTGGCAATGGATATGTGTTCAAACCAGGAACCATCGTGAATGATCCCTGCTCTATGGTCCACATATTGATGCCACGATTCTGCCACTCGATGGTCATCAGGTTCATTGAACGACGAGCAGTGCGCAGGTCATAGCCTGTGCGCATTTCACGACCGGCACGCTCCCACGCCTCTTCCGCCAATTCGGTGAAGTCTAGGTCAAAGGACGTTGTACCAGTAGTTAAATTAGTCATTTTCTATCTGCAGTCGTGGACAGATGATAATCAAGAAGCTGCACGCATATTATCAATCAAATTAGGATAGGGTCTTCCCGCCTTCTTTGCTGATGCTTTAGCTTTAGCCTTTTTAGAAGCACTAAGCTTTTTGTGTTTCTTGGCTGGGTTTGGAGTATCCCAAACCTCGCCACCACGCTTGTAGAGCGATACATCTTGGGGATGATCCTTACGATGTATCGTCTTCTTACCAGGCATTTTGGATGGGTTAATATCACCCATCCCACGACTGGCTAGCATGCTTTGCCACCATGAGACATATGCTTCTGGTGCTTGTGCAAATGCTCCACGGCTTCGTGGTGCAAAGTGTGACCAGCAGCATGTTCTTTATAGTGATGATGGTGGTGAACGTGACCACCAGCCTCGTGCTCCTTCATGTGATGCACATGGTGTTTGTGCTCATGGGGATGCTCGTGACCTGCAGGATGAATATGTTCATGATGTTTCATGGTTTACTCCTTATTTCTTGTGGTGGATTCTGCCACCATGCTTCTTGGCATTGATGATAGGACCGTCACCAATAGTATTGCCCTTCATCTGGCTCTTGTGTGACCACGCTCTTGGATCTTGTGTTCGCCGTGCTTGAGGTTACCTTTTCTCAAATCACCGCTCTTCTCCATCTTAGATGGCTCCATGCGAACGTCACCGCCCTTAGCATAGTGGTGCTTAGTAGCTTTACCGCCGTGCTTAAGAACTTTCTCGCCCATATCTTTGGAATGGGGTTCGCCCTTCTCCATAGTCTTGCCACCGGCTTTCATAGCCATCTTGAGGTGATGGTGAGCCATCTTCATGTGATGTGCGTGCTCTTCGTGGTGAGCTTTGCCGCCATGTTTCATAGCCATGCCAGGAGCAACAGGAGCTGCCATAGGAGCAGGAGCTGCTTTACGACGTGCTGCCATAGCGCCCAACAAAGCTGCGGCTTTGGGGCTCATACCACCCATAGCCATTTTCTTTGTGTGACCGCCACGCTTCATAGCTTTGGCTTCGTGCTCTTCTTCACCTGCAATGCGGCGAAGTTCTTTTGCCTGATTTAACTCATGCATTTTCTCTGATTTCATATTACCACCTTGTTTAAATGTGCGGCCTTTGTCCGCTTTACTGAACTCCTGCCCCACACTGCGAGGGACTCCTACTTTCTTGGCGAACGACGCTGAGTGAGCAATCGCTTCCATGAAATTGTGCTGTTTTTTGCTAGACGATGGCATGGGTATTCTCCACTAGTCGATCAATCTTTGCTTCCAACCTGTCCAACCGATCCAACACTCTGTTGATATCGGCATGGACTTCTGCTTTTGTCACATACTCTTTTGCCATCTCTTCCCGTGTCCGGTTTAGCAAAATAGTTATGCGTTGCAATTCTGCTGATTTCTCTCTCAATACCCAGCCTAAAATACCGACAAGCAAGGAGAGAACTGCATTCCACATGGTTGTATCCATTAGACATACTTCCCTTTTGTGTGTCCTCTTACTGCGCAACCATCAGCGCATTTCCACACACGCAAACTTTTGTTAATCCGGCTGTTTGGGTCGTTGGCTGTCTTGGATGAAGTTAACTTCTTCTTCATCCCTTCCATCCTGGCACAGAAGCTTTTCTTCCTTGATCCGCCCTCTGGTTGAGGAGCTTTTAAATGCATCCCCTCCTTCTCGGCCGATGCCCTTCCCTTGGCGTTTAGACCGCCATTCGGATTCTTCCCTTCTGCTCTTTGCCATGCTTCTGTTTTAAATTTAGCCAATTTCTAGCTCCATTGCTGCAATAGCTTTACAGAATATTACAACATCCTGATGCGCAAATTCTGCTTTACATACGTTGTACATATAAACAACCAATTGAACATTATTTTTTAAATAAGGTTTAGAACTATCAATTCTATCCAAGGAAGGAACCCAAGGGTTTTTTGCATGGACAGAAAGCGAAGTTTTAGACGTTAAATCAAATGGTATATGTGTAACTTCGCACATGCCATTTAAAATTTTTTTCTCAACCCATAAAGAATCAAAATCTGGTTCGGGCCATCCGTTTGCTTTTGCGCGTTTTTGAGCATTACCATGCAACCGTTGCGCACGAACTTTAATTTGATTATCTGCATTCCAACGCAATTTTGCGCAAGTATTACATTCTCCAGCACGACCCGAACCAAAACTTGTTTGGTCTTTACCACGACCGCATGTAGTACAAATACCAAGCCAATCTGGTAATTTGTATGAACGGTTGGGCATACGTGTCTTAGCCATTTACAACTTTCAATCGAGATTCCCTAATGCCTTCCAGCAAAGGGATAACAACCTCTTCTCTGAAGTTGTTTGTAAATGTTTCGCTACCAATGTGGGGCAAGCTTATATCTACATCAACATGAACCTTGTAACCCAGCTCTGTGGCTCGGTCACAAAATAAATAATCTTCACCTACATAATTGTCGTCTTTGATTGCAAAGTCAAACAAGGCATACATTCTTTCACCAGTAGGCTTGTTCTTATAGGACCACTCAGGATGAGCTTCAATCATTCCCTCAATGACGTGACGCTGGATCAACATGAATCCTGTACCAATGCGCTTTACACGCATCATAGATCCTTCGAATTCCAACTCACCATCATCAGTCCAATACAGATCTGTAAAGAACTTCTTGTCTTTTGCTCTGCGTGGATATGTTCCAGCAGTGATATCTTTGTCTGCGCTCTGAGCCATCAAACGAAGAATATCGTCTGGCGTTACTATGACATCAGAATCAATAAACAAAAGCTCTGTGCACTTGGTCTTCAAGAACTCAGCAACAAGCGAGTTCCTAGCCATCGTGATCAAAGAGCAATTGGATATATCAGAAAGCGTAACAGCAATACCAAGACGCATAGCTTCAGGCATCAACTGTGCTATTGCGTATGCAGTCTTGATATTCAAGCGACCGTCATGGCAAGGTATGCCAATGAACAAGTTCCTACCTTGGAGGACTGCTTGTTTAGCTTCAGCCATACGTTACCTGCGTTGAAGTAATATTTACAGAGTTGGCATATATTCCTGACTGGCAAAGAATGCCTTCACCGGGCAATAATACTTGGTATGGCTGTACGTTAGTACCAGTATTGATACCTAAAATCCATGAGCCACCATTTGCAACATAATTACATACAGTATTTGTTGCAATTGTTCCAGAATTCAAATCAGTGATTGTGAATGTGTTTGCATCTGTAACCGTGATTGTATAGTTACCAGAAACAGGAGCAACGTTACTTGCAGCTACGTAAGCAATGCCTACTTTAGCGCCAGTTTGCAAACCATGCCCAGTGGATGTCACTGTAACAGTTGTACCAGTACGGCCATATGTGGCAGCATTAGGAGCTACGGCAGTGTCAAAAAAATCAATATATCCAGCAGTTCCGCTACCAATAATGGTCGCTTGTTTCAAACGAACTCTGCCAACATATAAGAACCCAACACCCTGAACCTTTGACGTTCTTACGTCATATTGCATTGTCATGATTGATTTCCTTTTTAAAAAAGTTAAAGAGAGGGGCCTAAGCCCCTCATCAATCAGTCAAAGTTACCGTATGGGTAAGTTGTAGAGTTACCGATGTTTGCATCAAGCTGTGTATAACGAACTGCTGCTGTAAGCGTACCAGCTGTTATCACGGGCAATGTAGTTCCTGTACCAGCGGTATAAGGAATCGTAAATGTAATCACAATTTGTGACATCAAACCAGCATAAGGACCAGTGCCTGATGTTGGAGAAATTGTAATGTCACCAGTTGTTGAATTGCTAGCAAGCAATTGAGCACCAGTTTGTGTGATTGTGTTGCGTGCTGCAGAAGCGTTTACAGAAGTAATGCTACCGTATGTAGTAGTATTAAATCCATTGCCCATGCTAGCAGTAACTGTTCCAAGAGTACCACCTGTAGCAGTAATAGCTACGTTGGTGTCAATCAAGAAATCATTGATGTTTGAACCGTATGGTACGTAAAACACGATACCACGATACAAAGTACCTGTACCGCCTGTACCTGCGTCAGCAGTGATGGTTGCAGCAACAGGAGGATATACCGTTGCGGAAGGTGTGTAAACAACTGCATTGGTATTGGGGATGCCATTACCATTTACAAATTGACCTGATACGCCAGCGTAGCCAGCAGTACCGTTAGTTGTGTTTGTTAAAACAATGCTAGTCTCTTGGGCTAGATCTGTATAACCTACATTGCGAAGTGGACCGAATCTGCTATCACCAGATAGAATTGGACCTTCAAACGTTGCACGTCCCATAATATTGCTCCTTATGCAAAAGTATTCTTGCCGATTGTTGCATCATCTGCTGGGGCAGTGGTGGCAAGAATGATTACCCAGTTCTCAATAATATACACTATTCCAACGGAGAGTCAACAATTTTGTTTAACTTTTTTAAGTTTTCA